AGTCCCCGGTCGCACTGACGGGCCTTCGAGCGAGGGGGTGACAGGGTGACAGGGTGACGGGGTGACGGGGTGACGGGGCATTCGAAGGGATGAGGGATGAGGGGGCTTCGAAGGGATGAGGGATGAGGGGGCTTCGAAGGGATGAGGGATGAGGGATGAGGGATGAATCCGGCCCTCCGGACGTCCGGCTCCGACCTCGGATGGGTCGTATGGGTCGGATGGGGGTCTTGAAGGATGAGGGATGAATCCGGTCCTCCGGACCTCCGGCTCAGGCCTTAGATGGGTCGAGTGGGTCGTATGGGTCGTATGGGTCGTATGGGTCGTATAGGCCCGATGGGACGCGGTGCCGGAGGAAGAGGATCCCGCGATCGCCTGAGGGTGCAGCCCTGGCCTTTATCGCTCGTACTGCAAGCGACCTTTCTTAATATCGCTTACTCAACGTACAGCCATTCAAGAGTCTTCCGCGTCGAAGCGACCGAGTTGTCGATCGGTAACTAACCGATTGAACAGACGCTGTTTCGCTGCCCAGTTATCAGGATATTTTGCACTACGTCATAAGATAATACCCGCAGTACATACTATGGACATCACCTTATTCTACTTGTGTGTGTGGTGTGTAAGCCACTCTGAAAAATTTTCGATCAAAACACGCGAGTTAATGCTTAGTAGTATATAGAGGAACAATTTTTTGCATCCCTCTCGATCGGCGATTCACCACGGAGACGCTGAGACGGGGAGAAAACGCCGCGGCATGCGAGTCAGTTGTCCGTTGTCCGTTGTCCGTTGCTCCCGAGGCACTTGCCACTGACCCGCTGCGTGAGTCCGTTGTCCGTTGTCCGTCGTCAGTTGCTCCCGAACGACCGCCCAGTAACCAATCACCACCTATCATCCAGGAGACCTACCATGTCCCGTCCTCGCTCCCGGCCCCTCTGGGGGCGACTCGGCTATGGCCTGAAGGCGTTCCGGATGGCGTTCAGCGGCTCAGGCGGCCAGCGATGGCGGAAGGTCAGCTACGACGTGGTCACGGGAGATTATGACACGCTCGGGCCACGGCTTCCGGGAGCGAACTTCGACTATGCCAAAGAGGTCGGCGATCCGTGGCTGAACTCCGCCGTGGCAATCTGCCTCGGCTGGATTGCCGACAACGTCGCGGAGCCGTCACTGAGGGTCATGCGGCGGAACGCGTCCGGGGTTGCCGAGCCGGTCCCGGAACATCCCCTGGCCCGGCTGCTCGCGAGGCCGAACCCTTTCTACGACGGTGAAGCCCTACTCGCGGCGACGGCGATGAGCTACGCCGCCGACGGGAATGCCTACTGGATCAAGGCGCGAGGCGCGGGCGGCGTCGGCTCTCCTCTGGAACTCTGGTACGTTCCGTCAACGCAGATCCGGCCCATCTGGCCGGACGACGGCACCGCGTTTCTGAGCGGCTACGAGTACCGCGTGGACGACCGCTGCCACCTGCTGGCGCTCGAGGACGTGGTTCACTTTCGCTATGGGGTGGATAGGGCCAACCCTCGCCTGGGGGTCTCTCGCCTCTATCCCGTGCTCCGCGAAATCTACTCCGACAACGAAGCGAACACAATCACCGCGGCGCTGCTGCGGAACATGGGGATCCCCAGCGTGTTGATCACCCCCGGCGGCCAGGGAGAGATTGCCGGAGGCGACGCGGGGAGGTTGATGACGACGTTTCAGGCGTCGACGACGGGCGAACTCCGCGGGATGCCGATTGTCGCCGAAACGCCGATGCGCGTGGACCGCATCGGGCTCTCCCCTGAAGAACTGGCGCTGGACCGGATCCGGAACGTCCCCGAGGCGCGCATCTGCGCCTCGCTGCGACTTCCGGCCATGGTCGTGGGCCTGTCGGTGGGCGACTCCACCCGGACCTATGCCAACTACCAGGTTGCTCGGCGCGCGGCCTATGAGGACTGCCTCGGCCCGATGCAGCGGCGCATCGCTCGCACGCTGAACACGCAGTTGCTGCCCGACCTCGGCGATCCGGCTCGGGAGGAGTGCGACTGGGACTATTCCCGGGTCGCCGCTCTCGCACCGGATCTGACGGAGATGTACCAGCGCAACAATGTCGCGGTGCAGGGGGGTTGGATGACCCCGGCGGAGGCGCGGGCGCTGGCCGGCCTTCCGACTCGGATTGAAACCGCGGATGAACGCAGATGAACGCGGATTTCGGACGGATTCGGAATTGAAACCACAGATGGACACAGATGAACGCAGATTCCGGACCTGATTGAGAATGGAAAACGGGAAGATCCGGACATCCTCACGCAGAGACGCAAAGGCGCGGAGGGCCGGGTTGTGGGTTGTGGGTTGCGGGCGACTCCGGCCCGTCCGACGTGTCCGACCTGTCCGACCTGTCTGACCTGTCCGACCCCTCCGACCCGTCCGACCTGTCCGACCCCTCCGACACCTAAACACCCGTTCGCCCTGACCACTGACCACTGACCACTGACCACTGACCACTGACCACTGACAACCATGAACCTCGAATTCAAATCCATACCCTTTGATCTCGTCCCCGACGAGTCCGACACCTGGCCCGGTTTCTTTGAAGGCCTGGCCGCCGCGTTCCACAACATCGACGCAGTGGGCGACATCATCGCCCCCGGCGCCTTCGCCGAAGACCTCCCCGCGTTCCTGTCCGAGGGCTTTATCGGCGGGTGCAATCACGATTGGGACCAGCCCATCGGCAAACCCATCGAGGCATCCGAGCGGCCTGACGGGCTCTATCTAAAGGGCTCTATCAGCGACACGACACATGGCCGCGACATCCGCACCTTGATGCGCGATGGGGTCGTACGCCGTCTGTCGATCGGCTTCCGCACTCTCGGCCGGCAGCGGCTCGAGACCTCCGACGATGTCGCCGCGTGGTGGGCCAAGGCGGGCTATGGCCCGTCCGCGGAAGACATCGCAAGGAGCGCCAGGGGAGTCCGCCTGCTGACCCGAGTGCGACTGGTAGAGGTATCTCCTGTCGCCCTGCCCGCGAATCCCCGTGCCATCGTGACGGCGGTGAAGCGATTCACCACAGAGTGCACAGAGGAGCACAGAGGGGGATCGGACGGGGCCGAACACTTGAGCGCCTCTAGGCGCACCTTCAGCCAGCATCAGGCCATCCTCGCGAGGCTTCGCGGCGTGCGGATGTAGGCCGCGGGCTGCGGGTCGCGGGTTGCGGGTTGCGGGTTGTGGGTTGCGGGTTGCGGGTTGCGGGCTCCGACCCGTCCGACCTGTCCGACCTGTCCGACGCGTCAGACGCGTCTGACGCGTCTGTCCCATCCGACCCATCCGACCCATAGGACCCATACGACCTATGCGTCCCATAGGTCCTATAGGTCTTATGGGTCTTATGGGTCCGAGTGGTCCGTTCTTCCGACCCGTCCGACCTGTCTGACCACTGACCACTGACCACTAACCACTGACCATCACCCTTTAACCATCAACTATCAACTATCAACTATCAACTACGAAAGGACCCACAATGCCATCGATTCGTGAACTGACCACCGCGCTGGACCAGAAGCGCGGCGAAATGGCCGCTATCTTCGACAAACACAGGACGCCCGAGGGCGAGTACGACATGCCCACGGATGTCCTGACGGAGGTCCGCGGTCGCAACGAGGAACTCGACCGCCTGGGCGCCGACTGGGAGCAGGCACGCGAGATCCTGGAGCTTGAGCGCCGAAACAGTGAACAGCTTGAGCGTCTCCGCACCCCCGTCCGGCCCCCAATGCCCGTTGGGGCTGGGGCCCAGGGCTTTGCGGGAGAAGGCAGAAGGCAGAAAGCAGACGGCGGTGGGCCGCCGGGGTGGTGGTCCTACGGCGGCGACCCAGTGGCCGAGAAGACCCTCGGCGACCTCTGGTGCGAGGGAAGGGCCTACGGCCGGATCCGCGCGGGAGAACGTCCCCCGACGGGTTCGGCGATCGGTGAGGACATCCCCGAATTCAGCCTCAAGACCCTGATGTCCACCACCGCGGGATGGGCACCCTTTAGCCCGCGGGTGGCCCGGTGGATCCCGAGCGCTCAGCGCACGCCGGTGATTGCCGACTACATTCCGACATCCGAAGTCGGCCCGGTCGGCAGCATCCTCTACATGGAGGAGACCGGATTCACCAACGCGGCCGCGGCGGTCGCGGAAGGGGGGACGAAGCCGGAAAGCGCGGAGAGCTGGACGGAGCAGACTTCGCCCATCCGGAAGATCGCGACGTGGATACCGGTCACCGACGAGCAGATCTCGGATGTGCCCCAGATCCGTGGGATCATCGACAACCGTCTCACCCTCATGCTCATGCTCACGGAAGAGTCGCAGATCCTGACCGGGAACGGGACCGCCCCCAACCTGCGAGGGTTGAACAGCGCCACCGGGATCCAGACGCAGGCAAAGGGTTCGGACCCAACGCCCGACGCTGTCTTCAAGGCCATGACGCTGGTGCGGTTCACCGGCCACGCCGAGCCCTCGCTCATGGTTGCGCACCCGAACGACTGGCAGGATGTCCGCCTGCTGCGAACGGCGGACGGAGTCTACATTTGGGGTAACGCGTCGGACCCCGGCCCCGAGCGGATGTGGGGTGTTCCGGTGCTCGTGACGAGTGCCCAGACCGAGAACCAGTTCCTGATCGGCGACTTTCTGAAGTTCAGCCACATCAGCCGTCGGGCTGGCATCAACATCGAGGTCAGCAACAGCCACTCGACCTACTTCATCGAGAACAAGCTGGCCATCCGGGCCGAGGAGCGGCTCTCGCTCGAGATCTTCCGCGGCGCGGCATTCTGCAAGGTAACGGGAGTCTAGCGGCAAGTTGAGGGTTGAGGGTTGAGAGTTGAGGGATCGGACCGGTCCCGGGCGACCGGGACGGTCGCGGTCCCATCGAGCATAGGGTTGAGGGTTGAGAGTTGAGGGATCGGACCGGTCCCGGGCGACCGGGACGGTCGCGGTCCCATCAAGCATAGGGTTGAGGGTTGAGAGTTGAGGGATCGGACCGGTCCCGGGCGACCGGGACGGTCGCGGTCCCATTTGAGAATAGGAGGTTACGATGGCAATTTTGACCGCGTCGGGTGGTTCGGTACTTCCGGGACCCCGGCGATTGTTCTGCAACTTTTTCACGGAGCCGGTGACTTCGAAGCGCCTGGGCGGCGCCGCGACGGGCAGCGCCGGCGACGTGAACGAGATGCTCCTGGGAGGGCACGGGCTGACGCCGGCCGCCCATTTCGAGTGGCATGTGAAGGGGACCCAAACGATCCTGACGCCGGTAAAGACGGCGGTCGGCCTCGACATCGCGATGGATCAGACCAATAACGACGGCCTGGAAGTCTCGAACGGGATCCTCTATCGGGCGGATAGCCCCGTGGCCTTTAAGGTGGGCACGGATCCGGCCTTCTACTTCAAGTGCAAGTTCAAACTTGCGGATGTGAGCGGGGCCGACATCTGTGCGGTCGGGTTCCGGAAGGCCGAGGCCTACCAGGCGGCGTTCGCTGACTATGACGAGATGGCGACCTTGAACGTGGTCTCGGGTACGATTAAGGTCGAAAGTATCATCAACGCCGCGGCGAACGTCGTGACGTCGACCACGCAGGCCTGGGCGGACGGCGAGACCCATACGCTCGCGGTGTTCGTCTCGGGTGCTGGCGTGGTGACCTACCAGATCGACAACGCGGAGCCCACCGTGACGGCGGCGTTCACCTTCGACACGGCTGAGCAGTTGGTCCCGTTCTTCCACTACCTGCACGACGCGGACGTCTGCGACACCATCGAGCTGATCGAGTGGGACTGCGGGCTGCAGTAGCGGGTGCAGCCCGCGAGCGGACGAGCGGAAGAGTGGAAGAGTGGACGCGCCGAAGCGTCCATCCGTCCGCTCGTCCACTCGTCCGCTCGTCCACTCGTCCGCTCGTCCACTCGTCCGCTCGTCCGCTCGTCCGCTCGTCCGCTCGTCCACTCGTCCACTCGTCCACTCGTCCGC